AGTCTATAACATATAAATAAAAAAGAGAATACAAAATAATCTCAAACAGGAGAAAGAAATGGCAGATTTAGAAAATAACCTAGAACAAGCAATAGAAGAGGCAGTACAGCCTGATTCTAAAGCAGAAAAAGGTGACTCAAAACCTGTAAAGCAAGGTTCATCAGATGCAGCTTCAATTGAAGGTGGAAAAGGTGAAGTCGTCAAACCTGAAGAAAATCCTGTTGACAAAGCAGTTGCCTCAGTTAAAAGTGCAGAGAAAGGAACCAAAGAAGTGAGTGGAGATGCTCAACAGAAAGGTGAAGCTCCTGCCGAGAAGCAACCTAAACTTAAAAAAGTTAAAGAAGACTCTGATGAAGACAGTTCAATGTCTAAAATGGAATCAATCAAGGCTATCGTCAACAACATGAAGGAAATGACTAAGGAAGAAATTCAACAAGTATTGGGAACAATATCTGAAGAAGAGTTAGACGAAACCTTGACTAAAGCAGAAGTCGCAAGACAAGTAGTCGAATCATTAAAAGCAATGGACGAAGAGTCAGTTGCAGAAACATTTGAAAAAATGAAGAAAAAGTCAGATGATGACGAAGATGAAGAAGACGAAGTCAAAGAAGAAAAGGATGAAGACGAAGATGAAGATGAAGATGACAAAGAAGTCAAAGAGTCTGCATCAGTCGAAGCATCTTTAGTTGAAATTGAAATAGATGACGACCTATCAGCAATTTCTGAAGCATTAGACTTATCAGAAGAAAATGCTGAGAAAGCAAAAACTATCTTTACAGCTGCAGTAACTTCAAAAGTTGCAGAACTTAAAGAAGAGTTAGAGTCTCAGTATTCACAAAATTTAAAAACCTCAGTTGATACTGTTAAAGGTGACCTTACGGAAGCAGTTGACAAGTATCTTTCATATTGTGCAGAAGAGTGGACGAAAGAAAACGAACTTGCAATAGAAAGGGGTTTGAGGTCAGAAATGACAGAAGGGTTTATTGATGGATTAAAGACATTGTTCACTGAACATTATGTCGAAGTTCCTGAAGATAAATACAATGTTATTGATGAACTCGCAAATCGTCTCGATGAGATGGAACAAAAACTCGATGGTGAAGTTAGTAGAAATATGGACATCACTGAAGAGTTAGATACTCTCAAGAGAAGTAATGTGGTTAGAGAAGCTGGAAACGACTTATCTGAATCACAAAAAGAGAAATTAGAATCTCTATCAAATGGTATAGACTTCAAAGACGTAGAAGACTTTCAAGAGAAAGTAGTTGAAATCAAAGAAGCTTATTTCCCAAGTGATGTAGATTCTATAGTAGAAGAAACTCTAGTAATGGAAGGTGAAGGTACATACGAGGACGAAAGTTCTGAACCTGTACTTGACCCAACTATTGCAAGATATTCATCTGCGATTAGTAAACTTAAACCATTAGGTTAAAAATAAAGGAAAATAAAATGTTTTTATCAGAAAACTTACAAGAAAAGTGGAGCCCTATTCTAGAACACTCCGATTTGCCAAAAATCGAAGACAACTACAAAAGAGCAGTCACAGCAGTTATCCTAGAAAACCAAGAGAAAGCACTCAACGAAGATAGAGTTAATCTTGACGAAGCTGCACCTTTAAATGCTACTGGTAGTTCTGCAATTAGTAACTGGGACCCGATTTTAATATCCCTAGTTCGTAGAGCTATGCCAAATCTCGTTGCATACGACATTTGCGGTGTTCAACCAATGACAGGCCCAACAGGACTTATATTTGCTATGAAAGCAAGATATAATGACTATCCATCTGTAGGAAGAGAAGGTAAAACTGAAGCGTTATTTAACGAAGCAGATACTGGATATTCTAACGACAACCAAGTTGTTGCCGATGGTGCGTTGGCTGCTCAAAACCAAGACCCGTTCGCTAGTGCATACGCTACGGACACTGGTGCTGGTATGTCAACAGCAAGTGCTGAAGCACTTGGTGATGTTGAAGCATCAAATGGTTTTGCTCAAATGGCATTCTCAATTGAGAAAGCTACTGTAACAGCAAAATCAAGAGCATTAAAAGCTGAGTACACACTCGAATTAGCACAAGACCTCAAAGCAATCCATGGTCTTGACGCGGAATCAGAACTTGCGAATATTCTTTCATCAGAAATTCTTGCAGAAATCAACAGAGAAGTTATCAGAAATGTTAACATCCAAGGTAAAACTGGAGCAAGTGCAACTGCATCTGCTGGTACGTTTAACTTAGACGTTGATGCAAACGGAAGATGGTCTGTTGAGAAATTCAAAGGTCTATTGTTCCAAATCGAAAGAGAATCAAATGTAATAGCAAAAGAAACACGTAGAGGAAAAGGTAACTTTATCCTATGTAGTTCTGATGTTGCATCTGCTCTTTCAATGGCTGGTGTATTAGATTATACTCCTGCGTTATCTACTAACTTAAACGTTGACGATACTGGTAATACTTTTGCTGGTGTATTAAACGGAAGAGTTAAAGTATATATCGACCCATATGCTGGTGTTGATTACTTAACAGTAGGTTATAGAGGGTCTAACCCTTATGACGCTGGTTTATTCTATTGCCCTTACGTTCCATTACAAATGGTTCGTGCAGTTGGTGAGAATACATTCCAACCAAAAATTGGTTTCAAAACTAGATACGGAATGGTATCTAACCCATTCGTAGGTGCTACACCTGCTGATGGACTAGCTTCTGCTGGAACAAACCAATACTACAGAAAATTTGCAGTTAGCAACATTCTGTAAGTCAATTAACTTTGATACTAAAAGGGGACTTTCGAGTCCCCTTTTTTTTTGGTCTTGCAGAAACACGTTGCAGTATCAGAAGTCACCCTCTGCAACTTGAACAACAGTGATACCTCTTGCCTTCCACATTGCAACAACTTTGTTCCTGTCATCGTATACAAGGTCAATTTTACCACCAAACTCTTCGAATTTATCTGCAAGTTCTGATTTGAACACTTCATCGGGTCTGTAGTCACCTTCGGGTCTAAGGAACAATCCTTGATGACCCTTACCAATCCACTCATCAATCTGAGCTTCAGTAAGACTTCTTTGTGATTCGTTTCTTGCAGAGAAGAATGCAACATCATGTCCATCTTCGATATGTTTTTTTGCAAGGTCACAAACCCACTGTACAGGAGTGTCAAATTGAGTTGCCTCTTTGAATGCTTTCCAGTCGGTAGGTTGTTGGGTGACGTGATATCTCCTATGCTCTACATCAGCAATAGTTCCGTCAACGTCAAAAATTATAGTTTGTTTTTCCATACTTATAGTATACTAAAAAATGCAACCCATTGTCAACTATTTTCTGCACTAAATATAAGGTAAAGAATAATCTTTACATTACACATACACACAGGAGAAAAATATGAGTAATTCAAAATCGGGGTTCGAAATCAGAGCCGACTTATTAGCACAAGCAGAGGGTCTTTTGACTCAAAACTATCAGAGGGAAGTTGATGCTATCTACGCACACAACGATTCATTCCCAAATGATAAGAAACCTTTACCACTAAGAGAAATCACTGGTGAAGAGGTTATTAGAACTGCAAGACAACTTAACGAGTTTGTCACCGAAAAATAACTATAAATAGTATTGTGGGGTGGAATGTTTCGCCCCCTTTAATAAGAGAACAACTATGACAGATTATGAAAGAACAGTGAAAGTTTTAGAGGGCCCTTGGGCAGATAAAGCATTTCCAAACGGTGAAGAAACAACTAAAGGAATTATCAGTAGACGAATCACTACACTATACGAACAAGACGGATACCTATGTGAAGAGGTCGTCACTAGAGAGTATAGAGAGAATGATTATCAAGATACTTCAACAAACAAGAGAGTAATGAAACTTGGCAACTAATATCAATACATCTATTCTTAATAAGAATAATTTCAGACTTATTATAGACAAGATTCCTACAGTGGAATACTATGTTAGGTCTGTTAATATCCCTGGCTTACAGTTTACAGAAGTGGAAACTGGTGCAGGTGTTGGAGTAGATGCATTTTTTCCAGGCGACAAAGTTTCTTTTGATAACTTAGAAGTACAGTTCCTTGTTGATGAAGATTTAGAAAACTTTAAAGAGGTGTACGATTGGATGAATGCAATCATTCCAATTAAAGACCCTTCAGACTTTAAAAACTATGTTGCATCAACCACTACTGCAACTGGAGAGTTGTCAGCAATCAACAATGACCTAAATCAGTATTCAATGATTACACTTGTAATGAACACTAATAAGAACATTCCAAATAGATTCTTAAGATTCTATGACTGTTTCCCTACTGGAATCAGTGGAATGGAATTAGAGTCAGGTTCTGAAACTGAACCAGTGGTATGTACAGCAACATTTAGATTTACTTATTACGATATAGAAACCACTTCATAAAACCCACTTTTTGTGGTATAATATACAGTATGAACTTAGATGAATTAAAAACCATGTGGAAAGAGGATTGTGAGATAGATGATATCGAACTAGATAATGCATCCCTCGAAGTCCCTAAACTACATGCAAAATATCAAGACTTACTAACCAGTAAACTTTTACTAGCAAAACAATACGAATTTAAATATAACGAACTACTTAAAGATAAGTGGTTGTGGTATAACGGTAAAATGGACATGGATAGAATTAATGAATTGGGATGGGAACATGACCCACTTGATGGTGTCAATGTCATGAAAGCAGACATGCATTACTTTTACAATTCAGATAAAGACCTTATGGAAATGAAGGCAAAACAAGATTACTTAAAAATAACAATAGACTTTCTCAAAGAGTGTATGCAAAACATTACTTGGAGACACCAAACAATTCGTAATACGATTGATTGGAGAAAGTTCATGGCAGGAAGTTAAAATGATATTAGAAAATTATCTAGGGACTGGTCAAGGTTTCTTTTCTGAAAACGAAATAACCCAAATACATGCATGTGCAGATAGATTGGATTATCATATTCAAATGGTTGGTCAATCAAATTCTCTAGACCCCGATGGTAAAGTTGATACTGATGGTACAGTTAATGAGGAACTTAGACAAGGTCAAGTTAAATGGTTTGTAAATGAAGAATCAACTATGCCTCAGCCTATTATAGACAAATTATATAATGCATTAGAATTGTCAATGGCAGAATCTAATTGGAATTTCAAAATAGATTATAATGAAAACATACAATATACTGTATATGAAGCACAACCCGAAAAGAGGACAGGAGATTTTTATACATGGCATACTGATTCTGGCCCATTAGTATATGATAATGGTATGATGAGAAAAATGAGTATGACTATTCAATTATCAGACCCCGATGAATATGAGGGTGGACATTTTCAGTGGTTAGAACCATATGAACAATTTAACAGATTGACTAAAAATGACACTGTTATCGATATGGATTCATCTATAAGAACTATACCATTCTCTGCAAAACAGAAAGGTAGTGTTGTAGCATTTCCATCATTTGTATATCATCAAGTGACACCAGTCACAAAAGGTACTAGAAAATCATTAGTAGTATGGTTTTGTGGAAAACCCTATGTCTAATACAGTCCGTGTCTCTAAGATAGACGAAGTTTTTTTAAAGGTAGAGTGTCCTGATGATGGTCTTGCAAAAGACTTGTTTGACTTCTTTTCCTTTACAGTTCCAAATGCAAAGTTCATGCCTTCTTACCGAAACAAATGGTGGGATGGTAAAGTTCGTTTGTTCTCAATTAAAACAAGAAAGATATACATAGGATTACTTCCTTACATAGATGAGTTCTGCAAAGAACGAGGATATGATTTTGAAGGTGTTGAAGATGTCATTGGTGTTAAACAGAGAGAGAAATGTAGTGAGTCGTGGTTAGCAGATTTAGACTTACCTTTTCCTCCAAGAGATTACCAGTTAGATGCATTTAATACTGCAGTTCAATATGGGAGACAACTATTACTATCTCCAACTGCAAGTGGTAAGTCATTAATTATATATCTACTTGCACGATACTATGATGTTAAAACAGTTATTATAGTTCCTACCACTTCACTAGTGGAACAGATGACAAAGGATTTTGAAGAGTATGGATACAAGGAGAAGGTCTGTAAGATATATCACGGTCAAGAAGTGTTTGATGCACCAATAACAATCAC